AATCGCCGCAGCCCCGAAAAACCCACCAACTCCAGTTGCAATCAAAACTACGCCCACAACAATCAATAATGCCCCTAATATTACAGTTAGAATATCAGAGTCCGCCAAATTATAAACTGGTACAATATCTATGGTCTTTAGATTGCCAAACTTAAAATTATAATTAGAGGATTTCGTTTTTTGAAATATATCTTTATCTTCTAAGCCCCCATTAATATTATTTTCTAGGGCTTCGCCATTTACCAAAACCTGAAAATTCTCATGTCCATTTTCATGTAAAAACTTAAATAATAAATCTTCGGTTAGGGTATTAATCGCCCACAAGCTTTCTGAAACCGATTTTGCGTCAAGCTTCCACCGTTCACCAACGGTTTCGCCTAGCTTTCCATGTAGCGTAATTTCAACCATAACCTAAATATCCTTATACCTAAAGAACTTTACACTCAATTTACCATAAAAATCATTATATTGTTCAATTACAGAGGGTCTTTCTGAAGGATGATGTAAAATTCTTCCATTCCCTAAAAATATCAATACATGAACCGGCGCTTCAATTTCCTTAGCCCGACAAAGAATAACGTCATGTTTTTGTAATTCCCGGCGGCTAATTTCATAAAATCCATTGCTAATAAAATAATCAGCTAAGAAATTATAATCTTTATTATTATATTCTTGTAATTCGTCCCAATGTTCCTTGATTTCACTCCAAGACATGAACTTGATCGGATGTTCCATAGAAGAAAGACTAATATTAAGAGTTTTCTTAAAATAATCTTTTACTAATTCTGAACAATCTAAAAAACCAGCTATAAAAGGTCTCCCTTCAAGACCGGGGATAAACTCAGGGTCTGGATTTGTCTGAGAAAGGGAATCTTCAAATCTATTATAAATAATACAAGGAATATTAAGTTTGGTCATTACGGCAATATCCTCAGTGCTCAAATTGCTGTCTTTAGTATGAGCATGAAAATAACCAATAATTTCTCCCTTTTTTGTAAATTCATTTATTTCTTTTCGGTCTATAAGAAAAAAGTTATATGGGTCTTTAGCTATATTATTACATTTACAAACTTCTGGTTTTTGAAATTCTGTATTAAAAATAATAATCCCGCAAGTTTCCCAAGGAAATTCTAAACAAATAGCCCGAATATCGCGGGTAACATCCTCATTTTTTATTAAATCTATAACTTCGGAGGGCATATAAGGTTATTTTTTTGTATTTGTCTGAATAAGGTTCAACTAAAGATTTTCGACCGCGCGGATGATGTAATATTAAATCATTGTCTAAATATATGGCAAAATGAAATCTGTTGTTTTTATAATCTAATACTATTATATCATCTTTTTGTATAAATTCGCGGCTAATTTTAACCAATTGACTTTGATTAAAAAATTTGTCAATATAATTAATATCTTTTTTATGCCAATTGTCGTCTCTTTCTGGTAAGAAATTCTCAACAATAACACCCAACTCATTAAGATAATAATCAATAATTAAACTAAAACAATCCTGTTTTCCTATTTGGAATTCTCTATTAATGTATTTTCTATTAGGTTCCTCTCCTTGGTATATCGAAAATTTGCCACTCGGATTGTTAAATAAAACCAAAGGAACTCCATGTATGTCATAACATTTTTTGTCTACTTCAGAAAAAGAGTTATCTGAGTTATGACTATGATATAAAGCCATTAATTTACCTAAAAATTTAATATTAAAGATTTCTTTAGCGGAGAAACTAACATGCTGGAGTTGATTTTCGGCTGTATTTGTAGCCTTGATTGCTACCGCTCTTTTATAAAAATTATGAAAAAGAATAAAGCCACAACATTCTTTAGGCGAGGAATCTAAAGCATGTCTTTTAATATCATCTTGGATTTCTTTTGAAAGTTGCATTTTTAGCCTACTTTATTCACGCTGGGGAACCCATTAAACATTAAACCCCCTTGGTTTGGCCCGGATTGACCAAATTGATTCCATCTTAATTTACAGCCACGAACGGTTCGACTACAATCATCAGCATAATAATAATTATCATTTGGCGGCGGGGTATTAGGCGGAGGAACAGCTTTAACAACAAAGTAATATTTATTGTAATTTTTAGTTACATAAAAGAAATCCCCAATATTATAAGTTAAAGCTGGGTTATAGGGCGGCGGATTTGTTCCTCCGGCTATAGTCAAATTTAATAGAATATTGAAAGTTTCGTCTTTGAAATTAGCAACTGGCGGGGCAACTGGCGGCAAAATTCCGTTTTTATGAACGTGAACGTCATAATTAACTGATTGACCGTCACTACCGCCATATTCATATAAACAACCCTCGCCACGATAAGCTATAGCCATACATCTATCAGCCAAAACAATACGGCCCGGCAACTTTAATCCGTCCAAATCAATAATACTGGTAAGCTCAAACTCTAAATAGTTTTTATTGTCTGCGCTTTTACGGCTGATATAATAAATGTCAGGAGAAAACTCTGAGTTCGGGTCAGGAGAGAACCCGGCTGGTGTTCCACCTAGAACATTCCAGTTATCGGTATCAAGAAATTTAGCCATTGTTTTACGACGGGTAACTTTAGCTCCTACTAATTCATTTAGATTTCTCAATAGAACTTTTAATTGAACGAAAGCCGGTAAACTTGGATCATTAATGGAAAGTGCGAATTTCGGAGTAGGTAATGAGCCTTTAGCCGAATATTCAAATCCCTCTGTTTGAATCGGGGCCGGATAATAAGTATTCCCTTGCCAGAGAATATTGGTATTAAATAACTTTACATTATTATGAAATCTAAATAATTTAGTTTCAGTTTGGAAGTTAGTAAAAGTACCGTCACTGTAATATAAATTATTTGTATCTATTTCAAATAAGACAATGGGGGCCGAGGGAGTAAGATTAAATAACTCCGCATTGGCATTTTTAATAGATGTCTGGGCGGCTGTCGGAGTCATTTTTAATTTACAACTTGTTCAAATTTAACATTTAGAGTAAAATTATTTAGAAAAACCTCTTCGTTTGTCCATTCGCGGGCAATAAACCTGAAATTTCTAACATAAGGCGCGCGACCAACCCAAATAAAACTCTCATTGGAGCTTCTTTGAGTTAAGAAATGTTCGATTGCGGTTAATTCATCTACATTTATTTTGTCAAAAGAAAGATTATAATTAATTAAATTATTGTTAATGCTATTGGGAATTCGGGACTCATATCCGTCTCCGTATTTAATAACAGTAGTTTTGGGGGCGTTATCTATGGTATTATTATAACTTGGCGTCCAAAGAAAAATTGGTTTAACATCCCCGTTATCAAGAATATAACCGGCCCATTTTGTTGCGTCAAAAGCTCCCGTTACTCCGTCCGCCACGCAATATAAATATCCCCCAACAACAGTCAGACCATTAAAAGTTCCGGTAAAAGTAATAATGTCGTGTTTATTATAAGTATTCCCCGAACTATAAGCAGAAATATTAAAAATTGAATTCATTTTTTACTTCTCCAATATTAATTTTTCTAACTTCTCTTCTAACAGTTTAACTCTTTCAGTTAAAGATAGGTGAGAATCATCTTGACTTTTTAATTTCTCGGCTATTTTCTGAAATCCATGATTGATAATTACATCGGGGTTAGAGTGCCCGCGAATCATTTTAGGAACGTCAATGTGAGGAATAAAATCATTTAAGATTTCATAACTTTGGTTTACTATATTTTGCTGTTTAGAGAGATAAGGGGTTTCTAAAAAGAGTTCCCATTTTTTAACTGAGAGCTTCCCATTTGGTAGGCCGTCGGGTAAAGCCTGAGACAGAGTAATAATAGACTGGCCTCCGTTATATTTAATATCAAAAATAGTTCTATCTAAAAATCCGCGTTTGCCTAATTCTTGGAAATTAACTACAATCTCAAACCGTTCCCCAACCCCATTTGTAGTTGTTTGAACTGAACCGCTGGGCGCTAAAAGATACTTCCCTTTATGAAATATCTCAACGTCACTAACGCCACCGGCTTGGTTTACTCCCTTGACTTTAAGAATTACCGAAGTATTCAAATCGGGGCTAAGATTTCCGCCATTCAAATAAATTAAATCCCCAACATTATAACCTTTGCCCGGGTTGGTAATGTTTCCTAATTCTAGTAATTCATATTCTTTGTAGGATATTTCTAATGAGTCTTTAGGAGTTATATCAGGAAAAATATTGTCATTGACTAAAAGAGCATTTTTGTTTTTAATCTCAAAGTTTTTAATGTAATATAGGTCTTTTGACTCTATAATTTTATAGTGCTTATCTTCACCCGCAAACTGTAAAAAAGCGCCCGGCTTGACTTTGCCCCAATGACATTGACAAGACGATACAACCCTATTAGAGTTATAAGCAACTGAACAAGTTGTACCAAAAGATTTCATTTTTTTACCTTATGCCTATATCAAATTACACTAGATTTTTAATTAAAAAGTTGAAGTTATAAACTTACTAGCCCCCGAAATATGGAAAAAGTCAGTTGGAGTTAGACAGCTATTTAGATTGTTAGTTACTGCCGACATATTTTGACCATAAACAACCCCACTTAAAGACATTCCTAAATTTGGGTTTAAGGGGTCTATTTCTTGAGAGAAAGAAAGGGTTGACGTAGCCCGACCGCCTATTTGATTGTTCCAAGAGGCATTTATTAACCGCGCTCCATTTAAGATATATTTTACTGGGAAATTTTTATAAGTGTTTCCCGTAGAAAGACATCTGGGGACCATATCAATAGTAATATAATACCGAACATCATAAGAAATTATATTTTCTAATTCATTTACATCATAATCTCCATGAATTATATCTATATCTATAGTTGAAAAGACGGGATAGTTAATTACTCTATTAATTGGTAATTTATAACTTAATGATTCAATGGGTTCTCTATTTAAGGGTAATTCAATATTATAACCCTGAACTTTCATATTGGAAATTACCGTCCCCAAAGGATTAATGGTTCCATTAGCGCCAATGCCCGAAATATTCAAAGTAATACAACCCGGAATCAGTACCGATAATCTATCATTTCGGCCACTAAATGTCGGCAAAATATAATAAGAACCAGTATAAGGTTGGCCATTTTGCGCTACTAACCCCGGGCTTACTCCGTAATTTCTATCTGCGCTATTCATGTTTTCGCACAAATAGGTAAATTTGCTCCTTGGGAAGTCCCCAATCCGCGCACTAGCCGAATAATTTGTTAAATAGCAATTACCAAAACCGATACTTGAATTACCCGTTAATTGATCTAATGGGGAAATTTCTATCAAATTTTTACCTTCAGGCGCGACAGTAACATAAAAATTTCTCTTATCCGTATAATTTGTTGGATAAAGAATTCCAGAATTTGGACTAATTCCGCCCATATCCCTAGTAAAAAATCCTGAAAGGATACTT